ATGGATACCATATATCTCATGCATGTTATAGTTTATCATATCTTGAAGAGAGTTTTAATAAATTAGTTGATACCCTTAAATCTAATACTGAGTATTATCATTTAAGAGGAAAGGATTTAGTTAAAAAGGATATAAAAAATGGTGGATAATGTAGTAGACATAGTTCAAAATGCGAAACTTCATAAATTTCCTAAAGGAAAAGTAACACAAGAAACATTGATGAATGAGTTGGGACTATTACAATTGGGTATGTTTGAACCCTTGCTTTTTTACGTTAATCCAGAAGAGTACAAAAGAGAAATTCAATTATTTAAAAATGATTGGGTTGAATATTTACCAAAAAAAGGCAAGCCTAATAATAGACAAGGACTTTCAATATCAAATTTGCCAGGAAAAACTCACCAATGGAATCCTAGTAAACCACAAGCAAGTCGAGCTGCGGGAAGAAAATTGGATGATGCAGACTTTAATGAGTTTACAGAACTTTATCATTCATGTCCTAGCTTGCAACCGATATGTGATGCGTTTGCTCCTGTTGGAAGAACGTTTATTGTTCGTTCAAACTTAGGTGGATACTTTCCTCCACACAGAGATGATCCTAGTATACCAAGAATGTGTTTTAGAATAATCGTTTTTCTTCAGAACTGCGGGCCGCAACAATACGATTGGTTTATGCAAGACGATAAAAAATTACTAATTGAACATGGTAGAGCATATTATGTAAATACAAGAATGACACATAGGACTATTAGTTGGGTAGAAGAAAGTGACCATATGATAATGAACATACCTATGACCACAGAAAATGTGGAAAAAGTTATTTCTAATTTACTGTTTACACACTAAGATGAAAATATTTGCAGTTAGAATCGGTGACAAGTATGGGCCGGAATACGAAACATACTTAGAGAAAAAACTTTCAGATTATGAACTAGTCTGGATACGAGAAGCTTATCACCCCGAAGTACAACTTCAATGGAATAAGATGTGGGCAATGCAAACTGGTATTGATGAACCTGTTTGTGTTATAGACATTGACATTCTTTTGATGAATGACTACAAGAAGATATTTGAGTACCCTATTGTAAAAGGTGAGTTTGCAGCTATGCCAGGGTGGTGGAGAGACACGGAGAAGGAAGGATACTCTATCAATGGGGGGTTCTTCAAATATTATCCTACAGACTGTGAATATATTTACGATAAATTTATGAAAGATTATAATCACTGGCAGAGTCATTATATTTCAAATGGAACAACAAGTGGCCCTGTAAATGGAGAACAATATTTTGTTGAGGATTCTGTGAAGGAAAGATTGAAGTTGAAAGTGTTGACTCCTCAGTGGTTTACTCGTTGGGTTACTGGTGAAGATATTATAAGTGGTAAAAGTATTAAAAAGTGGCAAGTTCAAATAACAAGAAAGTATAATAAACTAACAGGTAACGACTATATATATTTGGGAGATGAGTTTCATCCTGATATAAAATTTGTTCATTTCTCACACCGATTTAATAAACCACATGAATGGGAAGGATTTAAAGATTATGCATGAGGTAGAAGAAATTAAATGGGAGGAGATTAAGAAAATATGGGAACAACATTTGTGGCCAGAAAAAAAAGGTGGAGTAAAACCAACTAATAATTGGAAACTTACATTAACACCATACTCATTTACAACAATAATTAAGGAAGGTGAAAACCCTATAAAAACAAATCCTTACTTTTTTGGAATAAGAGTTGGTGGAGAACTAGTTTGTGTTAATAGTTGCTTTAAAACTTCATCTAACCACCCATATTCATATAAAGAGGAACAACTTTGGCGCTCTAGAGGACTTTGGACTTCTCCTGACCACCGAAGATTAGGTCTTTCATCTAAGATTTTAACTCATATATCTGAGTTTACAAAGAAAAAAGGAGCAAACTGGTTATGGTCTTTACCAAGACAGACTTCTTTTTCTGTTTATGAAAAAGTAGGTTTTGTTAAAATAAGTGATTGGTTTGATGATGGTCAGTACGGGCCAAATTGCGTTGCTTCTAAATACTTATAAATATAGGTAAAGGAGTGACTAAATGGCAATACCAGCAACAAAGGCAACACTTAAAACATACTGTCTTAGGTCATTAGGTTTTGGTGTAATAGATATAAATGTATCAGATGACCAAGTAGATGACCGTCTTGATGAATCTTTACAATATTTTTCAGAATATCATTATGATGGAATTGAAAGAGTATATTTAAAACATCAGATTACTCAAGCTGATATTGATAGAGCAAATACTAATATTAGTTCATCTGCAACTGATACTATAGATAGTAATGTAACTGCTACTTGGTTGGATGGCGCTGGGTATATTCCTACACCAGAAGCAGTAATTTCCGTTGTAAATGTTTTTCCTCTTAGTGGTGGTACTGGTAATAATATGTTTGATCTTAGGTATCAACTAAGGTTGAATGATCTATATGATTTCTCTTCTACGTCTATTATTGAATATCAAATGACATTACAACATCTTGATTATATAGAACATATAATGGTTGGTGAAGTTCCAATCCGTTTCAATCAACATCAACAGAGACTTTATCTTGATATGGATTGGAATCATAAAATGAGTGTAGATGAGTATCTTATAATTGAGTGTTATAGGAAACTTGATCCGACAGAATTTACAGACATTTATAACGATATGTATTTGAAAAGATATGCAACTGCTCTTATTAAAAAACAATGGGGCGCAAATCTATCTAAGTTTAGTGGTGTTGCTATGCTTGGTGGTGTTACAATGAACGGTGAAACTATATATACCCAAGCTATCGAAGAAATTGAAAAGTTAGAAGAGAAAATTCAATTACACTTTGAGTTACCAGTTAACTACATGATAGGATAGTTTTATGGCAGTAAATGCAGCATTTCACACAAGTAACTTTTCATCTATAACAACTGAAAGAAATCTTTATGCAAACTTAGTAACAGAAGCAATTCAGATTTATGGCCACGATATTCATTATATTGATAGAACTATTATTTCAGAAGATACTACTTTTGGTGAAGATACACTTTCAATGTTTCGCCAGTCTGCTAAGATTGAAATGTATGTTGAAAATGCAGAGGGTGGATATCAAGGAGAAAAAGAACTCATGTCTAAGTTTGGGTTGCAAAACCTGAGCGAGATTACTTTTGTTGTTTCTAAAAACAGATTTCAAGAACTTACAAAACAACTTACTATTGAAGATGGAACAGATACAACAGGTGGTTCTATTCTGATAGAGTCTGGAACCATTGATAATTCAGATAATGCGGTTACTTTTGAAGGTTCTAACTTTTATATTATTAATGAGACTGATGCAACAGATTCAGATAGACCATTAGAAGGTGATTTAATTTTTCATCCAATAATGAAAAAATTATTTGAGGTTAACTTTGTTGATCATGATGAACCCTTTCATCAATTAGATAATAATCCAGTATATAAATTACAGTGCCGTACATTCGATTATAGTTCAGAACGTCTAGACACTGGAATTGTTGCAATTGATGCAATTGAAGATGCTCTGTCTGTAGATGCATTGGTATATCAAATATCATTAGAGCAATCAACCTCTGTAAATGAACAAATAAGAATACATGATACAACAACTACTAGAGGCTTGTTATTGGATGAGACTGATAGCGATAATATTATATTTGAGGATGATTCAACTTCTGTTGGTGAAAGTATACTTCTTGAAACTGGAGAGTGGTTGCTTACAGAAGACTATATAATAGGTGATGGTAGTAGAACTACAGCAACTCTAGATGCATCTGCACAGAATGAACTGTTTGATAGACTAGATGATACTATATTAGATTTCACTGAAAAGAATCCGTTTGGTGATGTAGGGAGTGTGGGATAATGTTAGGACAGCAATTTTATCATGAAACAATTAGAAAGGTTGTTGTAGCATTTGGAACAATGTTCAATAATATTCAATTGGTTCGTAAAGACAATACTGGAAAAATAGTTCAGTCAATGAAGGTTCCCTTGGCATACGGCCCAAGACAAAAGTTTTTGGTTAGACTTGCAGAAGACCCTGATCTAACAAAACAAGTTGCAGTTACTTTACCAAGAATTGGTTTTGAGATTGGTGGATTAACATATGATCCAACAAGAAAATTAAATAGGGTTCAAAAATTTAAGAAGGTTACATCAGGCTCTACAAAAAAACTTGAAACACAATATATGCCTGTTCCATATAATCTTGATCTTGAGTTATATGTTCTTGCAAAAAACTCAGACGATGCGTTACAAATCGTTGAACAAATTTTACCATATTTTCAACCAGACTATTCTATAACTCTTAATGATATTCCAGAAATGGATAGTAAAAGAGATATTCCTATTATATTAAATAGTATTAGTTATGAAGATGACTATGATGGTGATTATACTTCTAGAAGGTCTTTGATATATACTTTAAACTTTACAGCAAAGTTTTATCTTTATGGTCCTGTTACTTCTCAGGGTATTATCAAAACAGTTCAAGTGGATCAATTTGCTGACCTTCCTGCTAATATTCCAACTAGAGAACAGAGGCTTGTAGTTCAACCTAATCCTATTAGTGCTGATGCTGATGATGATTTTGGATTTAGTGAGACAACATCATTCTTCCAAGACGCTAAAACTTTCAACCCAGAGACAGGTAAAGACGAATAAAAGATAGTTATTATGAATAATAAAATTGAAGAGGCTTTAGGTATAGTAGAACAACTTCCATCCACAACTATAAAACAAGAAGTAACGCCTCCTCATGAATCATGGAGCGATACTAATG